TACGAGTAGAACGAGAAGGAGAACCTAGAAGAGATGATGAATTAGATTTAGGAGAAGCCGAAGCGGACGAAGCGGACGACGAAGACTGCGAAGACGACATAGAACTCCTAGCCGCTGGAGACATCCTCTTATATTGCTCTGGTGTATTTGAGGACGGCTTGCCTTTTGTTATTTTACGCCTAACAATTGCTTGTAATATGCGAGCCTGCGCCTTCTCTATCCCGTGATAATATCCTCTTTTAACTTGACGACCTGTTATAGGATTTAACACATGATTTTTAGGGTTCTTAATACACTTAAAAGTAGCAGGCTCTCTTACACGGTTCGGCTTACATTTTTTAACGCACCTACCGGTTGAAGGTTTTAACTCCTTGCCTTCAGGGCATTTTCTTTCTTTCTTAGCAACAGGCATATATCTATTTGTATCTATATAGTATATATAAAAAATAAAAAGCTTTATATTATAATAATAAAATGAGCGCCCACTATCAAGATTGGGAGCCTGTAGTGATTAGAAGCAACAGCGCCGCAAAGGCAGCTCATCATACTATAGCAAAGCCTGCTGGTAATAAGGAGTTTCAGCGATTAAACAACGAGGATATCCCGAAGTTAAACAAGATAACCCACGAGCAAGCCCTAGCAATCTCCACAGCAAGAAATGCCTTGGGGCTAAAGCAAATAGATTTAGCACTCAAATTAGGAATTCAAGAAAAAATTATAAAAGAATATGAGAACGGGTCGGTAGCCAACTTCTCTCCCGTATTATACAAGCGGATACTAAGGGTTCTAAATATTAACCCTAAGTCCGTCTAGCAGCGCAGCCTAATCGTCGCTATCCACCGAGCAATCAGACGATGATACAGAAGAGGCATCAGTCCCTGTATCGCTTTTAGAGCCTCCGCTATTGTAGGGCTCAAAGCCCATTTTCATAGGGTCGGTAGCGTTTCTTAGAACATTAGGATTTACACTTGTTTTTTTAATTTCATATCCAGTATTGTCTTTGTCATTCTCAAATATACCTAGTGTAGCAAATATATCAGCGTCATCGTTAAACGCCATATGTAATACGAAGAACACCGATGATACTATAGCCATATATATAGCAACATTATTTATAGTGAATAATTCCTTGGTAATGTCATAGGGCTCCGCATTAGTATCTCTGTTAATGCTGTCTATATATTGATAGGCACCTAAGACAAACGCCGAAATAACTATTGAATATAATAATATATACATATCTATATATATTTTCCTATTATTCTTATATTCATTCTTACGCACCTACAGGCTGTTAGAGGCGCGTCTAGAAACTGAATTTAGCATCTCGCTCCTTTTGTTTTATACAACGCCCAGTATTAGGGTTTAACACTTTGCCTTCGGGGCATTCCTTGGGCGCTTTAGGTGCTTTAGCGGACTTTGGTGCCTTGGCTGCTCCTGCCGTTCCTGTCTTATCCTTTATACAACGACCTGTATTAGGATTTAATACTTTGCCTTCGGGACATTCCTTGGGCGCTTTAGGCGCCTTAGCCGCATTATCATCTTCATCATCATTAACATCTTTTTTAACCTTGCCTGCCGGCTTCTTTACAAAGCAGTTGTTTATAAAATCAATAACATCACGAGGCTCGCCTTTCACCTTGTCTGCGTTCTTCTTCTCCTTTTTCATCCCATTAAGTTCCTTCTTTATCTCCTTAATTTCGTCCTTACTCAATTTAACCTCCTTATTATTTATGCGGTCTTCGTATTCCTGTATCTTCTTATTAATCTCTTCAATCCCCATATTATTATCCTGTTTTCTCTTGATATCAACCAACACATCCCTAATTACAGGATAGGCAAACTGGCTGCGGTCATTTGCCCTATCTATATAACTTACTAAACCCGTTATCCTATTCATAAACTCTTGCCCGCCTTTCTCCGTGAATAGCCCATTTTCATTACAGAACATCGTCTTAAATCTGTCAAACTCCTCTGGAAACCTCTCATAATTCTCTAATAACAAATTGATTATCTTAATAGAACTCATATGGTCGTCAGTAATCGGCGTAGCCGTCATAAGCAGCAGTTTTAGCGAGTTTTCACCAGACACCTTATAAGAGTTCTGTACCATACTCTGGAGCACCTCAGGGTTAGGCTTTTCTAGCGCTGAGAGCGACGACCCATATATCTTATGGACTTCGTCTATGATTATAAGCGTCTTCCTGAACGGGTCATCCTTACCGTTTAAGGCTACCATAAGTTTATAGTATTTGTTCTTACCCTTTATTAGGTTCGTAAATTGCTTATATGATATCGGCGGTAGCCAATTCTTCCCTAAGAACTCCATCCGTTTTGCCTTGGTGGATGGTAATATTTCGCCGTTATTGAGACGGTCTTGTATTATAACATTACAAATGTTGTCAAACATATTCTTCCATATATCTTCTTTTAGGGTATGTCTAGTGACCCACAATATCTTATAGCCTTCTCTATCAAATGAATTGGTAGCTGTAGCAATAGCCGTGCAAGTTTTGCCTGAGCCGACGCTGTGGAATAATAGCATCCCTTTATAGGGTGATTGCGGCGTCAAGAACTTTTGGACGAAGTTCTGGGTATGCGAGAAGGTTACTATGTTATTTTTTGGGGCTGCTACAGCCTTAGCGTCAGCATCATTCGCATTCGCATTCGCATTCGCATTCGCATTCGCATTCGCATTCGCATTCGCATTCGCATTCGCATTCGCATCCGCATTCGCATCCGCATCCTCAATAACCTCCATAACGCATTTATTAACGATATTTATATGCTCCCACTTATAAGGTGCGTAGTGCTTCTCAACATACTTATATAGTTCAAAGTTTGTCATCTTGACCTTAGGAGGAACAGGCTCAAACTTCGGCTTCTTCAATATCAGTTTGCTCTTGTATTTAAAGATAAACTTCAAAGCATCCGTATAGTTCTTGTCGTTAATCGCTTTAATCTTCTTATAATAATCTAGATGTTCTATAATCTTGTCTCCAAATATTTTTAGAAAGTTTATAGGGTTCATCCACAGTTTATTTATAGCATCGCAGAAGTTCTGGCTCCTATCTATAACATTACATAAATGAGGCTTAGGATATTTCTCATTCAAATACTTTAACAAATCCCCATCCCTGATGTAGTTTTGCACCTTGTTATTAAGGTTGCCCTTATATAACTTTTTGCCCTTCTGGGTATTCTTGATATCGTCGCCTTCGCCTATCTTATCTATGACAAATACGGCGGCAATTATGAGTAGCGCACTAGCAGCAGGGAAGTCTTCTAGAACACCTTTACATTTCTTCTTACAATCTATGATAGCCTCGTTGGTATATATTTTGCCTCGTATGTTATTGACGACCTCTATTAAATCTCTGCGTTTCGGCTTCTCAACCTTGATATTATTCTTTGCTATCATATAGTCATAGAAGCGGTTGTTCTTGTCGCTCAGCAAATGGAGGTTTTCGGTTAGCGGGGTATCCACGGCAGACGCAATAATAATAGCCTCGATATCAGCTATAAAATTGAAGGCGCTTATGTTCTTGTTGCTATGCTTGATATACAGGTCGTGGACTGTGTTGTCATTATCATATCTAAGATTATATCTAAAAATATTAAGAGCCCAGCCTTGGTTGGGTGTGAAAGGCAGCCCTGATTGCCCACAATACCGAGTGCCTCTGCCTATAACCTGCGTGTATTCTGCTTTGGTCTCTAGCGGCTCTAAGATATGCATGTATTTTACATCAAAAACATCAAGTCCTTCCTTGTATCCTGAATCTAATATGATAATACGCATATTTTCACCATATATATTATTGGGTCGCTCGTTCATCAGGGTCATCATCTTCTTTTTTAAACCGACTGTTAGCGGCTTTTGATAGACTGTTGATGTTGTTAGAAGCCCGAATGTTTTGTTCTTGTCCTGAATGTCGGGTTTTAAAGCAAACTTATTAGAATATACTAGCGAGAAGTTATTGGCGATTAAAGAAGACGCAACCATCTTAGCCCCGTGAACGCCGGCGATATCGCTGTATATGATGTGCTTGTAATACTTGTTGTCGACAGCCATATCCTGCTCGTCTAGCTCGTTTATCCTCTTAATCATATCATATATCTTCGGCGATAACATAGGCAGGTCATTCAACACCAACTCTTTATTGAACTTTCCTGAATCAAACTTGTGCTCTGGTTTAACATTAGCCCAAGTGCCCGCATTACGAATACATATAGCCTCGTTAGATTTCTTACTCATAATGCTTAATTATATTCAATTATATATTCTATATTACGCCGATATAAAAATATTGGAATAAGCATAAAGGTATTATATAAGAATATCTAAAAATTATAATATAAGATGAACGAAGAGAATGATGGCGACCCTATGAGAAAATGCTACACCTGTAAAGTTTATAAATCAAAAAGTCTATTTTATAAATATAGATTTTGTAAAAGATGTCATATAACATCCTATATTACCAGCCATTTATTAAATGCTAGGGTTGCTAATCATCTAAACCTATCAATAGACGAACTAAATAACATTCTTAATAACATAGATAACGACCCGACAAGAAATGGTTTAGGAGAGCACGAAAGATACGATGAGGTTATGTTGCTAATGACAGGGCATAATTTGCCGCCTTCCACAGTTATAACCAACGAAATTATAAGTGAATACCTAGGAGATGATATAAGGGTTATCTAGATATAATATAGGTGCGTGCTAATATCAGGTATCATATAATATACATATAAAGCATATAAAATAAAGGCACTTAACATATATATATAACATTATGATTATCAACTTAGAAGAGATACAGAATATTCTAACATCCAAGAAACTGAATATTAAAGGATGTTTTCATGTAGGCGCTCACGATTGCGAGGAATTACCTATTTACAATAATTTCGGGATTAAAACCGAGGATATTGTATGGGTTGATGCTCTCTCCTTTAAAGTGGAACAATCAATCGCTAGAGGGATACCTAATGTATATCACGCCGTTATTACTGACAAGGACGATGAAGATGTCGTGTTTAATGTAGCGAATAACATTCAGTCCTCTAGTATTCTGGAGTTTGGGACGCACGCTACAGAACATCCACAAGTCGTCTTTGTTGATAAGATACACCAGAAGAGCATTACGATTGACACCTTTTTTAAAAGAAATAATCTAGATGCGTCCAAGTATGATTTTTGGAACTTTGATATTCAAGGGGCTGAACTATTAGCATTAAAAGGTGCTACTGAAACTATCAAGCACGCTAAGGTGCTATATCTGGAGGTTAATTCCAAAGAACTATATAAGGACTGTGCGTTAATCAACGAGATTGACGAATACTTAGCACCTCTAGGGTTTAAAAGGGTTTTAACAAATATGACGATACATAAATGGGGAGATGCTTTGTATATCTTGGATGTTTAGATATCTTGGATATCTTAGATATCTTGGATATCTTAGATATCTTTGGTGATTTGTTTATTATTTTTTATTATTATAGAAGTTTCTTAGCAGTTGCCGAATTCTTTAATATACAGCGTCCTGTCTTAGGGTTCAATACTTTCCCTTCGGGACATACCTTAGGCTCCTTCGGCTTCTTAACATTCTTATCTATTATACAACGGTTTGTCTTAGGGTTTAATATCTTGCCTTCGGGACATACTTTGGGCTGCGTCGGCTTAGGAGATTTAGGAGATTTAGGCGACTTAGGCGGCTTTAGCGGCTTCTTAACATTCTTTATCAATATACAACGGTTTGTCTTAGGGTTTAATACTTTGCCTTCGGGACATACCTTAGGCTCGTTAGGATTTTTTGGCTGCTTCGGCTGCTTCGGCTGCTTCGGCTTCTTCGGCGGCGTTAGCGACGATAGCGACTTCTTAGCATCCGCATAACTTTCGCTTGAGGTATTCTTATTGACATCCTTACAAACATATATTAGCAGTTTTCCACCTTTGCTAAAGTTAAAGCAGATGTCTCTAACTTTCAATTTCTTTTTAAGTAATTCAGGGATACATTTCCTAGTGTTTAGACAAAAATCATTATTTTTAACAATATTCCAATCATACTTCATAAGTTCGCAAGGAATATCACTATCTATACTCTGGTTTTTCATTACTGGATCCATACTGGTTCTCGTCCAGCCGTTATAGACATACTTACCTTTCTTACAAGTGATACCAGCGATAGCGTGTCCGTTCTTCTTGTTTATGTTCCAGTTCGCCAATATAACAGCATCCAAATTGTATTCTTTGCCGTTATAAAAGATTTGTTCTTTCATAGATGTTAGACTATCCTTTGTGTCGCCATCTTTCACCTTGTAAAACGAGGTATCCCCTGCTGTTTCACTAACTTTCACAATCAATATGGGCGGAGCATATCCATTATCATTATAGTAATCCCTTCTCGTCTTGTCCTTGAATACATTCTCAATATTTATATCTATAATTATTTCCCTCTTCGCAATTGTATAATTCAGCCAATCATACTCCTCGTTTAAGAAAGAGTATGACAGCACCTTATCCGTCGTAAAATAACTAAAAATCTTATAATCCACATTTAACAACTTATAGAGTTTGCCTATGTAATACTCGGGGACAAATCCTCCGGATACCTTCTTAGGGTCATAAGGGAACGCTTTGCTATTTTCCAAATGTAAATATGACAATATCTTTATAAAGGTATCGTCTCTAAACTTCTTATAATCTTCGCTATCTCTACCGTTCTTTGTCTTCAAATATTTATCGTCAAGCACATGCTTTAATGACGCAAATAACGCCTTCTTATTATTCCAACTAGGCGAAGCGTCTAGCAGTTTCTTACGGCTACGCTGGCTATAAAACATCGCTACAAAAGTCGCCATAAACCAGCAAAGCGGACCCATTTGCTTAGGCGTTAGTATTCGGGCACAGGTGTTCTCGTTATCCTTATCCTTATGTATTTTTGCGGCTGGTGGCGAATTCATTAGCAGCCTATCTCTATATATAAGGGGTATATTAAGTAATAGTTGCGAGGGATTATTTCTTGTGTTTTATAAGGATACAGCGATTTGTCTTAGGGTTTAACACCTTGCCTTCAGGGCATACCTTGGGCGGCTTTAGCGGCGACTGCTTAGGAGGCGTTTTAGGACGCTCTGGAGACTTGGGATGCGACTTTAGCGGCGACTTTAGCGGCGACTTTAGCGGCGAATTCTTCTTCTTCTTTAACATTATACAGCGATTTGTCTTAGGGTTCAATACTTTCCCTTCAGGACATATCTTGGCTACCGTAGGCTTCTTTAGCGGCGATTTAGGAGGCGACTTAGGAGGCTCTGGCGATTTTTTTAAAGTTGATTTAATTTTCTTTAACATTATACAACGATTTGTCTTCGGGTTTAATACTTTGCCTTCAGGGCATATCTTGGGTTTATTTGGAGGCTTTAGCGGCGACTTAGGACGCTCTGGCGACTTCTTAGGAGACTTAGGACGCACCGACACCGGCACCACAGTCGCCTTAGGCGATAACTTAACAGGGACGCCGCTTACGCCGCTTACGCCGCTAGCACTTTTATCCATCCCTGAAGTTTCAGCATTAGTATCTTTGCGAACATATACTAATACACGCTTTCCTTTGCTAAAATTAAAGCAGATATCGTGCTTCTCTAGTTTATGTTTTAGTGCTTCAGGGATACATTTCTTAGGATTTAGACAAAAGTCCCCATTATATTTGATGTTCCAATCATACTTCATCAGTTCGCACGGGATATTTCGTGCTATATTCTTATCAATCATTACTGGGTCCATACTGGTTCTCGTCCAGCCGTTATAGACATACCTGCCTTTCTTACAAGTGATACCAGCAATAGCGTGTCCGTTCATCTCATTTATATTCCAGTTCGCTAATAAAACCGCATCCAAGTTATATTCCACGCCTTTATAGAAGATTTGCTCTTTCATAGATGTTAGGGTATCCTTTGTGGCTCCTTCATTTATTATATTATTAGGGAATAAATCCTTGTAAAAATCAGTATTCTTATTGTCATTTCTAACAATCACCATCAATATCTCTGGCGGCTTTATAGCATCCTCTACATATTTAAAAGCAGCGTCCCTATAAAAATATGTGTTAATCTTCTTCTTTTCAATCTTATAAAGAACCTTATTATTGAACTCCTCGTTTAAGAAAGAATATGCGAACACCTTGTCAGCAATATTATAGTCATACATCCTATAATCCACATTTAACAACTTATATAACCGTCCTATGTAAAATTCAGGGTTAAATCCTCCAGAACTAGCACTAGGTTTATAAGGGAACAACTGGCTATTCTCTTTGTGTAATAATGATAGCACCTTGCCGAAAGTATCGTCGCTAAACTTCCTATAGTCCTCGCTTTCTCTACCGTCAGCCGCACTAGCCGTCTTTAGGTATTTGTCGTCTAATATGTGTTTCAAGATGGTGAAAAGCGGTTTCTTCTTATCCCAACTAAGCGAAGCGTCTAGCAATTTCTTACGGCTACGCTGGCTATAGAACATACCTACAAAGGCAGCCATAAACCAGCAAATTGGTCCCACTTGCTTAGGCGTTAGAATTCTTTCGCATACATTCGCTGATGACGGCTTCGTAGCAGCATTTGCTATAGGCTTCGTAGCAGCATTTGCTATAGGCTTCGCTTCCTTAGCATCCCTAGTATCTATAAATATAGAAGGGTTCTTAGAGAACTCTTTCCAATCTATATCGGCTTGATGCGATTTTAACAAAGCGATAACTAGTGGGTTAGGATTTCTAGACAAGAACCACCAATCTATTTTATCAGGATTTTCAGTAAATAATTTGATAGCATTAGGGTTGGTTGATAAGATGTGATACACTATCTTATCTTTATTCTCTCTAAGCAACTCAATCGCATTAGAATTGCCTGACAATACTTCCCAATCTATCTTTTCGGGATTTCTAGTCAATAAATCAATAGCCCCTGTATTGCCTGACAGAGCCTTCCAATCTATTCTCTTAGGTTCCGTCATCAATAAATTAATAGCATTAGGGTTTCGTGATAGTTCCCCCCAACTTATTTTCTTGGGTCTCGCTGACAACATCTCTATTGCCTTAGGATTACTATTAGCAGATAAAGAGCCCCAATCTATTTCATCTTCGTTCTCTTTTAACATTTCTATAGCATTAGGATTACCTGATAACGCATCCCAGTCTATATCCTTCACATTATCTTTTAACAACTTTATTGCGTCGGGATTGCCTGACAACGCAGTCCAATCAACCTTCTTGCGATTGTCTAGTTTTTCATAGGCGGCTTTTGACATAGCCTCGGCTTTCATAGCCTTCTCTATCTTGATTTTAGCCCCTAATAGCTCAATAGCGTTAGGATTGCTTGACAACTCTTTCCAACTCAATCTTTTAACAGGTATCCAGTCTCTCAACTCGTATCTAAAGACGCCTTTATTCTTCTTAATAATATCCTGTAATACGCTATTGCTGGTTGGTGCGTTCATATATATGCGGTGCTTTTCTAATAACCTTATAGAAAATAATAAAAATTGATAGATAACGCTAGTTAAAGGTATATAAATATTAAACAAAGCATATAGAGTAATCTAAAAATCTAAAATATGACCTTGAGACTGATTAGATACATTTCATACCTCGTGATTACCTCGGGTTATATCAACTACGCACGGGCAACGCCTGCGAATGCTGCGACGCAAGGGACGCATATTAATAAGCGTCCATTAATGAGATGTAATAGTGCCCCTAATTTAATAGCGTTATATAATACGACCAGCCATATGGCTACCTATACGGCTACCTATACGGCTTCTAATGACAACAAGATAACGCCCTATAATAAATATAAGTCCCTCGTCTTTAATCGTTATAAGAGAAACATATATCTACGCTCTAAAGAAAAATATACATTTGCTGAAAAATAAATATAGGATATGATATGTTATCTAATATATCATATATTGATATGTTCTCTAATATATCATATATTGATATGTTATCTAATATATCATATATTGATATGTTCTCTAATATATCATATATTGATATGTTTAATATTAAAATACTCAATACTCTCTAGTATGTTCTTGTAATCGCTATCGCTATCATCTGTTAAATCAATATAGGATAACCCAAAGTCAATAATCTTGATGACCCATCTATTATTCTCCTTTTTTAACATAACATTACTTTCGCAATATAGGTCATAATGTATTACACCAATCTTACTCAGTAAGGCGGTAGCATCTCTCAACTGTTTAAGAACATCTTTAAAACTTTCACGAGACAACCTGTTTATATAGTATCTTAGTGGGCGATTACCTGAATGTGCGAATACCATTAAGTTATATTTAGCGTCAGCAGCGTCAGCGGCGTCCACATTCTCTAACTTTGCTGCTAACTCATTAGGCAGAGGGATATTCTCAAATACTTTTAGCATTTTTGTAAAATACCTAAAATCCTTATCAGTCGTTATGTTGTTATTGAGGTATGTGTTAATATCCCTTTCTCTAACAAATTCGGTTTGTAAATCGGTATGTATCAGTTTGCCAAAATATCGCTTCCTATCTTCTATAAAAGAAAAGCAAATAACCCTGTCGCCCTTATTTTTCACTAGTCTAACATCAAGGATGTTATACATTACTATGAACCAATTATAATTTAATAGGGTATCATTTTTTAGTTTAGGCACCGTCCTTATTCTTATATGCTCTTATACTTGAAGATATCTCGGTTAGATTTGCTTAGCGGACGCTTAGGGGCTGAATAGGATTTAACCCTAGACACTTGGCGACGAGCTGCCGTTCCAGAAGCACCCGAAGCCGTAGTGGTATTGCCTAACTTCTTCAAGTCCATAATAAAATAGCAGCGTATTAGTTGAATGTATAAGGCACACATTTTTAGATTTTTGTTAAACTCGGGGATATCTTCGCTCATCCTCAATAGTTTCATAAGCCGCTCAGACAGATGGCTAAAATACATAGGAGCATTCTCGTCTATAATGGGATAGTTTAGGCTATCGTTATTTATATTACAGATGAGTTCATATTTATCTTTGTTTTTTAAGATATATTTTAAAGACTTAGAACCAGACCCCGACTTAGAACCAGTCCCCGACTTAGACCTATTAGAAGCCGAACCATTCAACTTCTTGGGTAAATATACAACATCTTTATTCATAGCCAACAGGGCTATTATATAAAGTATCACTTCCTTTCCAGTCTTAACATAAACCATATCGCCGTCTATTTCGCTACTTCCGCCATCGTGTAATACATATACGAGGTCATACTTGCCGATACTAGGGCTCTGCTTTAAATAAGAGATGATTGTGCGGATAGCCTCCGTGTTCCCTTCAACAAAGTCGTGTTTATTCGCATAGCCCGATTTATAATTTCTAATATAATAAGGTATTATAGGCTCACCGTCTTTGTAATTCCCTAGGGATGCGTCGGCTGAAGATATGTATTGTAGATACTTTTTCCACTCTTTTGCTTGAGCCAGTTTGTCAAACACGATATATTCGTGTAATACACCACCCTCTGTCTGACAATCTATTAAATTCTCCACCAATACATCGTAATAAGCGGGCTGCCTGTTAGCGGCTGCGCCTTGGTCTCTAGCAGCCTCCTCGGTAGTTAAACACGCAGGGTGTTCAAAAACAATCTCTTTGCGTGATACATGCTTTTTATCTAAGTATGCGTCCCGCTTATCTAATGGTTCGTAAGCATCGGTTAGCCACAGGTATTCTATAGGCAACTGTAGAACATTCATAGTTATATAGAGTTGCTTAGAGTTTATCAACATACTCAATATGCGGTCGTCAGCCTTCCCTTGAAATTTTTGCATAAAAGACCATTTATTCCACATAGTTAGCAGAGCGTGCCCGTTATCGTTATTACCAAAATACATAATACCGCCAGAAGTCTCAAAAGTGAATGGGTCAAAGCACGGCTTCGTTTTATAGTGCACATTAGAGCGTGGGTCTATATTCCAGCCACGCCCCATATAATCCACATTTTTCATATCAAAAATATGCGGATATTTATTAACAGTCATATCACCGTCTATATAAACAACCGAGATATCCCCTTTACCCATATCCCTTAGGGTTTCTAGAACCTTCTTTATAAAAAGCGGCTTAGCGTTAATCGCCAGTTGATATCCGCCAGCAACCGCAAATTCCGGATATTCTTGCGAAAAGTAATTACAGTTCTTGCTAATACAGTTATTATTCCATTTATCTATCATTCCCTCAAATGTTTCAGGCTCCTTAAGTAGTTTCTGTCCGTCCTTTAGAACCCAGTTATATCCTACATAAGCTAGGTCTTTACAAGGGGACTGCGTGTTCCTATTGAGATTACCTCTACCCCACCAGTAAGTTATTATGATGAACTTAGAAGCAGGATTAACAAAGTTGGCTTCGGTTATATTAAGCCGCCGGTTATCTATAATTCTCTGGATATTCTCTTGTAACACATTCATTATCTATTATCTACTAATATAAAAATAAGAGTATAAGACTAAAACGACTAAAGAATATATATAACTATTTTTTTATGTATCAAACCAGCATTAGGAATAAGAAGAAAATAAGTCAGTTTAATAAGGTCGCTAACAATAACTATGCTATTAATGCGGATTACGAGGTATATGCGTATGTCATTAAGTTATTGGGTAATTGTCGGGTTCTCGTATTATGCGATAACGGCACCGAGGCGGTAGGTGTAATACGAGGGTCTATGCGGCGCTTCAATAAGCGGGTGCTGATAGAGACAGGCGATATTCTAGCAGTCTCTATGCGTGATTTTCAAGATAACAAGGTTGATATCGTCCATAAATATAACGCAGAACAGTGCAAGATACTTATCAATAACAAAGAGATATCAGACACCTTAATAAACGCCTATAATAAGATTTCTAATAATACTATTAATAACGCTAATGAGGCTAATATTATATTTGATGATGCGGATGCTGACGCGGATGCTGACGCGATGTTCGCTGCTGATGCCGTCGCTAATAAGAAAAAGGCAAAAGACGGCGGCAACGCTAGCGCTAGCGTATTTGAATTTGATAGCGAAGATGACGACGACGATGCGGCTGACGACGACGATGCGGCTGACGACGACATCTAGTAATTACTAATAGTAATACTAAGTATCCTTTATTATTATCTAAAAATAAAACATATCTAAAATATAGAAGTATATATTTAAAATGATATTTAATGATGAATATACCAGTTTTAGTGTAGCATTTAATGGCGACCACTCGTTATTACAGATAACAGGGTCTATTAAAAATAATGCCCTTCTTAATAGCGTGGTAATTATCGCAGCAAACCCCATAGATAGAATGAGTAATTACTCAGGGTCTGGTCTGCCTTTCCCCAATTATGAGATAGCCTTTGAGAATACCCCAAACATCCACAAAGTAGATAGTTCAGGGACTTTTAACATATCCTTTAAATACCCTAACAGTTTCTATATGCCCGACGGCATCAACAAAATAAAGCCGTCTATATACTTTGTTATAACGGACGGCGCTAATAATTCATTCCGTATTCAATATGAACTCCACGATATAGTTGCTTTGCGAACATTAGTGAATAGAAGTTCCCGTAAGAACCCTGAGTTTTATGCCGCAAAAGATTATATCCTGCCAATAGATACAGCAGAAAATGTGATGCGCGCTTATGCTCGTGCTAAAATAGAGAATGATATTGGATAAGGACTGCTAAGGACTGCTAAGGACTGCTAAGGACTGCTAAGGACTGTTAAGGACTTGATATGTCCTATTATTTTTACATAATTATTAAAAATTGATTAGATACTTTCTCTTAGTCTAGTAAGAACCGTCTTGATAGTCCTGTCTCGTCTTGCTACTGTTATCTCGCAAAGTCATAGACTTCGTCCCGTCCTTACCAGTCCAGTCCTTACTAGTCCTAGACACTCCCACCCAGTCCTAGTACTTCTTTCAAGTCCTAGTCCTAAAGATGGCTTTCGTCAAGATTAACTTCACACCTGACCGCATCAAGTATATTATGTTTGAGGAGATTAAGAAGACCGTCTTCAATCATAACGGGCTCATCTTTGGCGGGTTTGTTAGGGATATGATAATCAGCGACCATTACAAAGAGATATACAACGGCGGCAATAAATACAACATTCACAAATTTTGGAATAAATGTTATCAGCCTGAGACAGCCGCTCGCACGATTGTAGCAAACGATATGGATATTTGTATGTATAAAGAGGAGGATGTGGATGAGTTTATTGATACTCTTCGTGATACCTTTAATAACCGCATAGGGTATGCAAACCTCAGTTCATCTATCTTGACAGTTACGAAGGAGAACAGTTATTTCAATATACCTATTACCCTTCACAAGAAAATCAACTATACCATCACGGTAGGTAAAATCCCCTTCGTCCATAGCGGCGTTGAGATATCCTTTAACTTTGACATAATAGTTCCTCTCTCCTCTAAGTTGATGCCTCCGTTCAATCGTATAGATATGCTGTGTAATGTGTTTGTCCTCAATAAACAGGGCATCGTGATGTCTAGCAACACAGGAACCATCATAGACCAGATGACTATCCTAAACAGGCAGAAGATGTCGCTTCGTATTATGGAGGATATTGTGGAGTTCAAGACGCAGTTCTGTCTTACTAATTATAGGGACAACCTTACTTGCGGCAATTTCAGTTATAACAGCAAGGTATGCGCACGCCTTAATAAGATGCTGTTTAGGACTTTCAAGTGGGATATTACGAACTTACCTTTCATTCTTGGCGAACACAATAACGCTCCTGCCGCTGCTGCCGCTGCTGCCGCTCCTGCCGCTGCTGCCGTTTGCGATAATAGCGATAAGTGCTGTATCTGTCTTACTAACTATAAGAATAACGACAGGGTTTTCAAGGTATTCATAGACAAATCCACAGATACCGAGAAGGTATGCTCTATCGCACACGATAAATGTATGTTTAAATACTTCGGGACGCAAATAGAAAACGCCAAAATAGACGGTATAGAAGGTGGAGACGATTTCAAGTTCAGGTGTCCTATGCGAAATGTGATGAACTTCAAGCAATTTGCCGATAATATTGACGATATTATTCGCGAAAAAATGAGACAGGGGCGTTAAAAGGATATAAGGCGGAGACGCAGTTATAATAGGTAGCGCCTAGCGCCGCTAAGATACGCTAGCGGACGCTAGGTATATGTGTATATGCGTAGGTATATTGTGTGTGTATATATATGCGTATTATATATTTTTTATTTTGGATATAATACCTTGTTTAGGACGCTTCCAAAGGTATAACTTACTATAGATATTAATATGATTACTATTAAGTTAGATGATTTAGACATATAGAAGATGTCACAGTGTTCGGTTATATGTAGATACACTTCAAATATAATGATTTTCACGAACATCCCAAGTATTATATCAAACCCGAAGATGACGCCTAGCAGAAAATTCACTATAATGTGGGTCGCAAGATACACCTTGTTCTCCAGAATGTTATTTGTGTGATTAGGATAAAAGAAGAGGTCAATATCGTGCACATTAAAAACGCATCTTAGTATAGTGAATGCTAGAGTTATCGTGAATATTACTAGTAAGTATATGTAAAAAAACTTAGCATCCATCTTAAGGGTCTTTCTAATAAGATAAGATAATTTTATTTATATTTTACAAATCTTTTTACGGTATTCTATAATATAAATATGTTCTAATCACCCTGAAAATAAAAGAAAATGATTAGAATATTACTAGTCTTAATAATTATTAAAATTATGCCTTCTATTAAACCTGAACCTATTGAGATGGATATTATTGCTATTAGAGTTAATCGTCAGTATGAAAACAATTTGTTAGCAGCAGCATCAATATCAAAAAACGATTTAACAAAAAATATAAACAAAGAGGAGTATAAGAGAGTTTTACAAGATTTATACAAGATAAATATTACAGAAGCCCAATTACTAGATGAATGTAGAACCAATATTATGATGACTACAATATTAGCCAGTAAAATTTCTATAAATGCTTCTAGACAAGGAACAAAAGACGAGCAATTACAACTTGATGTATTTAAAACAACCTTCTCTAAGTGCGGTATCTTTCTAAATAAATTATCAGCAACTTCTTTCCGCCCTACAAAGAATGGCGAAGTTGTTGATAACCACGAGTTAAAAATAAGAGGAATTAAAAAAGATGATTGTCTAAAGTCATTTGATGCTAATTTTACAGGAAAGATAAATGGGTGGGTTTTTGCTAAAATTGTTATAGGCAGCGGCGGTCATCAAGATAATGTATTTGATGAAGCATATACATTATGCGATTGGGTTGTAAAATATGGGAATAAATTAGAATTGTATATTATTTTATTAGATACAAATATAAAAGAAAAGTATGATGACATAATCGCAAAATATAAGAACCACCCTTATTTACTTATAGGAAACCATATTAAAATACAGCAATCAATAATAGATAAATATTATGAAGACGAAGCAGACGAAAGCGGTATTAGCAAATAACCGCATATTTCATATACTAGCCCGAAAGATATGCGTTTTCTAGCAATACTATTGCTCTCCCTGTAATTTGTTAAGAATAGCGAGTTATACTTGTCTCTATGTGTCTCCATATAGGTATTGAACTTATTCACAAGGTCTCTTTGTTCTTCTAGTGTTATTTTAGGCTCTATGACAAGAACCGCATACGACCTCGCCGTTAGTTTAGGTGTATTATCTATATATTTATCTCTCGTCGCATCATCAACAATTGACAAACATATCTTGCTATTTATATTGTCATCTATACATTTCACTAATATACTTGTTAAGCCTTCTGTATTTTTTAATACCCTTGTCGCCCTATCTATTTTATATTTGGCGTTCTTTTCAAGATTGTATATTTTACCACCAATCGTATAATTGTTATCAGCATTCAATACAAAGGATATTCTCTTATTAGAAGGATATATATAGCAATCGCAGCTACCGCAGCTACCGCAGCTACCGCAGCTACCGCAGCTACCGCTCATATTGTCTAGCGCATCATTTTTGGCTCTAAATTGGAAGCAGCATATCGTATAGGAAGTATCATCAAAAACCTGCTCTTCAAATATATTACAAATAAGGATGTCATATTGTTTAACAAAGTTTCTCCTGAGTTCTATATCAGCCTTGCGTATAGAGCAGAGGAAATTGAGAGGTAATATTAGAATACCTCCTAGGCAACGAGAACCTATCAAGACTTGTAGAAAGCATTTATATAGGTCATTCGTATTATATTTAGTAAAAATCGCTTTGTCGGCGCATTTATTCCGTGCTAAATATGGTGGGTTTGTTATAACAAACGCATTATCAAAATTAGGCGGATTAAGCAAAGTATCACGCTTAACTATAAAATCCTTTTTAGGCTCTATATCATAGCATTCTATATTATACTTGTCTCTGTCATTCGGTGTAATAAAATTTAATAAATCGCCAGCGCCAGCAAAAGGCTCTATGATATTACTAATGTTATCAGGTATATACATATTTTGTAATATGTAGGTATAGTTTGTGGTATAAAATTGACCTAATAATTGTTTTGTCATACCTTTTATACTATATATATCCTTATAATAATAAATTAATAAAATCATTTTTTATAATATATATTTAGTCATATTGTCATAGCGATTGGTTTGCGTAATTGAATATAGTTTAGGAATATATTGATATATATGTAGATATATTCGGTGTATGTTAGACTATAACTATTTAACATATCATATGCTAAGAACATCTCTATGATTTTAGAAATAAACGGCGAGAAGTTATAAACACACGATGCTAGCAAAGGAGGAACTGTAATAGCCGTGTATATCACAGGGCTCCAGTCGTCACTGCTACCGTTGCCGCCGCTGCCTAACTTATACGAGAAATACATATAGAAATACTGGAGCATATAAAGGAATTTGAAGAAATAGTAGTCTCTTCTAAAAATGTTATTAACCTCGCTACTGTAATTCTGGGTATCAATCCATCTCAAGTAATGGACGAAGGAACTGCCGAATAAGAAAAGGTTTGCGTGGAGATTTGAGGATATGTAATAGAGGATTACTAAATATTGTATATTATTATATCCTATGTAGAACTCTATGTCGTGATAGGCTTGTGTAGATATTACCATAAGTTTTGCTAAGTATCTCGTACATTTATTACGAGGTCTTATTGTTAATAAAAAGAGGTCTCTAAATAGTTTATTATATAATATTGTTAGTTTGCCTAGAATAAATCCAAATACAATCGCCCAGTAAGGATATACGCAGTAATGTATTTTAAGGATTACACGATATTTCTTTTCTTGCGTAGCTAGCGTGTCTGCCGCCTTTGCGTCCGTATTCCAAATAATCGGCGATATATAATGACATTCTCTGTGAAAATCAAATCCTACAACATCGCCAGTTTTTATTATATATGTTTCGGGCGTCATATTAAATATCGTCATAATGTCCCTATTATCATCTAGACCTATAATGACCCTGTAGCAGGATGCGAACGGTATATAGAAAAATGGTCCATCAATATGCCTCGTATAAAAGATATTGTCTGACGCATTCTTTTCAAAATCCTTATTATTATTTGATGGCGGTGATACATATATCTCGTTCATATCGTGAAGTATATCAATCTTATAACCGCTGGCGCCGAATAATCTTCTAAACATCTCTATTATCTTTTTGTCTTTTGCGGTATTATAAAACATCTCTTTAATATCTTGTGGTAAATCTTTGTACCACTTGTGAGTAGATGTAGTAGTTGAGGGCTCTTGTAGTATTATCCATTCCCTAATACTATTAAGCAAATAATGGTCGCTCCTTAATTTACAATTGAGAACTCTAGACTTCTGGAACTTCCAAGGTAAATATAACATAGCATCTATTTATAATATATAAATACTAAAATAATATACTCAAAATTTCCTATTATATAAAGGAAATAATAAAAATTGATAGTCATCTTTTGGTTTATATATTAAAGACCAACCAGTCGGTATTCTAACCGACTAACAAGCCAGCAAGCCAATAAGTCAGCCAGTAAATCCCTTAAGTAGCAAGCAACCTATTAAGCAACAAAGAAAAATGACTTCGTCCGCTTCGTCCGCTTCGTCCGCTTCGTCGACTTTGCCTGCTTTTACCAAAACCGAAAACGGGGCTATCGCTCTGGATACATCTGGAAATGAGATTGTGGATTACTTTATGCTCTATACACGCACTCTTACTAAGGAACAGAACCACCAGTTTCTAGAGAAGTGCTGGGCGGTTAATCCTAAGAAGACTGTCGCAATCATCTTTAATGGGCGTGATAGGTTGAAGGGTAAAAAAGAGAAAACTGTATCTAATCAGGCGATGCTATGGCTGCGAGACAACAAGCCATATACCTATATGAATAACATATCAACCTATGTTAATAAATATGGGCGCTGGAAGGATTTGCTGTATATCTGCTATGAGAACGAAGGCGACGGGATGATTGACAAGAATTACGAATTAACTATGTTTGCCGATAAGTTGCGTGATGACTTGTCTGACCTGAAGATTAGCGAGATGGTAGCTAGTGAGCCTGCGAATGCTGCGAATGCTGACGATGAGACTGTCGCAGAGGAGCCTGTTAGCGAGCCTGTTAGCGAGCCTGCCTGTCCTAAGAAGGTTAAAAGCGTCTCTCTGTGTGCGAAGTGGGCTCCTAGCGAGAATGACAGGAACGACAGTCGCAAGCATTTCGCCAAGAAGATTGCTACCATCCTTTATGGTAGAGATGATGCTAAGAAGATGGAGAAGTATAGGAAAGAATATCTGGCTCCTCTCAGGAATAAGATTAATATTGTGGAGAAACTTATGTGTAATAATGAGTGGGACAAGATTAACTACGAGGGTGTCCCTGGTGTCGCATCGCGCAGATTACACAAAGCCTTTAGCAATCACGATAGCGACAGGTATTGCGATTACCTAGCAAAAGTTAGGAGCGGCGACGCCAAGATTAATATTACTGGTATTCTGCCTCACGAACTGGCGAATTACTATGTTAATCTGCGTAGCACTCAGGACGAATACGAGGAGAACGAAACAATTGAACTACAATGGAGGGCTGTCGTGAATGATGTTAAAAGTAGCGGCATTCTCGGGAACTCCTTGGCGATTATTGATTTGTCGGGCTCTATGTTCTCAGCAAGCAACGGTAGCGTGCCGGCTCAAGTCGCCATCTCTCTAGGTATCATAACCTCTATGTGTTGTAAAGGACTGTTTAAAAATAAGTTCATTACATTCAGCGACACTCCTGAGTTGGTATCCCTAATCCCCGATGATTTATACAAGGAATATACCGAGAAGGACATAGAGCCATCGCTATATACCTGCTTTAAATCTCTGGTTGATGTGGAGTTTGGCTATAATACTAACTTTGTTAAAAGTTGCGAGATGATTATTAAATACGGCAAGGAGCATAATATTGCTGACACTGATATGCCTAAGAAACTATTCATCTTTACCGATATGCAGTTTGACGAGGCGACTGTAGATGTAGTAGGTAAAGAACAAAACGGTATTGAAGTGCTGTATAAAACTATTGTTAAACTGTTTAAAGCAGCCGACTATACGGCACCTAAGTTTATATTCTGGAACCTCAATTCTAGCCACAAGCAGTCCTTCCCTGTGAATTGTAAGACTGAAGGCACAGCGATGATTTCAGGGTTTTCAGAGCAGTTGCTTAAGATATTTATGACATATGACGAGTTTAAACCCGACCTAATCGTTGAAGAAATACTCGCACCTTACCTGCCTGAAATCTTTATAGATGACAGCGAACTCTAGGCGATAGCGTGCGAACTGTAAGGAAGTAGGTAGAATGTAATGTATATGTATTATATATTTTTTATATTTAATAATAAAAATAAATCTCAGCGTTTAGCCCGCTTTAGCGCCCCTTCTTTCCCTTAGTAAGTTTAGAAGCAGTCTTCTTGACAAACGAGCCAATATCCTTAGTGCTGCTTAATAAACGCCCCGGAGTGTTGCGGATAGACTTAACAGGGTTCTTTATAACCTCCTCAACTTCTCCCTCAAACTCCTGTATCTTGACTAACAGGTTAGTTAGGGTGCTTATCAATATAGGGATGATTATGATGGTGAATAGGAGCGTTATGAATAAGAATAACGATATCATAGTTCCTATAGCGATAATATCACGGCGCAAATCGTCAGAGCACTTACACTTCTCGTTCATTAAAAAGCGCACATAGTCAAAGGCGTAATAGATATAGACGACGAATGTCAAGAAGAAGATGAAGGTACCAAATGCTAGCAGTTGGACTATCGCAGTTCCCATATTCTTAGCGATGCTTTTAAGCGAGACAAACGCAGTTATGAAGAAATATACTAGCGCAACTATGGTGAATGTCTTGATGAACTCTTTGTTGGGATGCTCGGAGCATTCGCAACCGACGCTCTCTAACTTATATATATAACTCCAAATGATTACAAGCAGCAATACGAATATTAATTGTATAAATAAACTGCTGTAAAAAGATAAAGTGCTGTCAGCTTCTTTCATTATTCTCTATACTATAATAATAGAAATTATTTATTTTCTATAATATTATATATTAAAAATCTGGTAGAACTGTCAAAACTCTTGACATCCAGCAACTTCATCTTTTCAACCATCGCTTTAACCACCTGCTTATTATTACAGTTGTTTAATATCTTTAAAATCTGTTCTATAAATATATCTATAATATACTTGTGAATACTAGGATTACCAATACATTTCTCAGTTAAGTATCCGTATATGTCGTTTAGCAGCACCGAAATTTCTGTCGGCTTGTATTTAATCCATATAATATTTAAATTATGAACCCCTTTTTTCCATTTAATGTAGTCGCAGTATAACTCATACTCGTTATTCAGTAATAACAGGTTATTCTCAAATATATATTTGGGCGGTATCCACTCCTTATTAACAAGATAACTGTCCCATAACCTATCTATATTACTAGTTAAGAAGGCGCTGTCAAAATATTCTAGCAATTTAATATATATATTGTTTTCTCCGTCAATACTGTCTGTCGCCTTAATGTAAGACCAAATAGATAAGAATATATCTTTTAAGTCTGGTAAGTCGGCATCGGTGCCGCTTACGCCGCTTACGCCGCTTATGCCGCTTATGCCGTTTACGCTCTTATTATTGTCAATAATAGCCTTTATTTTAACATAGATGGTCTCTTTGTTCTTTGCTGTAAGTTTATTTAAATAGCCGATTAATGCCCTCTTAGTACAAGAATTAACAGAAAAGTCTGGAATAATAATATGAAACCGCCCTTTATTAGTGGCGGCTCCTGTCCCTGTATTATTAGCGATATGTAGGCTCTTCTCCTTCTTGTTATTTAACTTTTTCTCCCATATCATCTTTGGGTCATAATACGAATCAAAGCAACTACATGATTTTTTAAGAGCGTCCGCTTTATTCATAATATTCACGGGAACATCTATATTATATCTACCTTGAAAAACAGAGAGACCAATTTTAATTACTTTCTCATCCATTATAATACTAAATATATTTAATAATCTTATATATAAAACGATGTGTCTAGGATATTATAGGATACTGTAGGACATATCATACCATACCATACCATACCATATCATATCATACCATATACCATATAAAAATTATATATATATAGTATGATATAATATACCATATTATATGAATTTAGATTTAAAAAATCAATTCGTAGAAGACCTAGATAATATTTATAGAACTCATTTAATATATAGGACTATCGTAGTATGCGACAAAGATATAGTCGATTATAAGGAGTTGCTAGAGAACAAGGACTTTAGCGTCTATGTTGTTAATACAGTCTCTAATATTAACTACGATACTTTAGACCACCGGATTATCCTAGTGAATAACAAGATACTTGAAGACTTTTTAAATAGCATTATAGCAAATGATATTGACAACTTCTATACATATATATCATTCACCTATGATAATACCAGTATGAAAGAGGCAATTGTAAAGAAATACCATAATGTCTGCGATATTGTTAATAATATTTTATAAATTGTAATTTATAATATATCATTATGTTAGGAAGAATTGAATGGCTAAATCAAATGGAATGAGTTTTGGAAAAGGTATGGGTATGAATTTTGGAAAAGGTATGAGTATGGGAAAAGGCAAGGGCTCTAACAATATAACCTTAACAGGTATCATACTGATATCTGCTGTGTTTATATTTGCTATACTTATTGCTAATAAGGAGATGATACGGGAGAGTTTTTTTAGTGAAAAGAGATATAGTTTTGAGTATTACTATATGGATACTTGCGAACATTGCAAAGTGTTTAACGCTAAGGGCTATTGGGATGACTTGAGCGCCCAGACATTTAATAATGTATCGCTAAAAAAATACGATAGAGCAGAGCATATAGAGCGTGTTAAAAGCCTAGGGATTACAGGATTTCCGGCTTTCATTATGGTTGATAACGCGGCAGGCGGCTCTCCTACTATCCTTGCGTCATTTGAAGAAGAAAGGACATACGAAAACCTCTTAAATTTTATAAAGCAATACGAGTAAGTGAGTAAGCAAACAAGCTACGGATTATATAAGATAATATTAAAGTATAATATTAAAGTATCGTAATATATTAAAATGGGCGGTGGTATAACACAGTTAGTTTTAAAGGGACAAATGGACGCATATATTAATATAAGCCCTTGTATTAACTACTATAAATATGTGTATAATAAGCATGTTAATTTTTCTATGGAGAACAAGAATATCATTCCTATAAAGAACGCTTCTATAGACTTAACGATTACCACAGCAAATATACAGATGACTTTTGAGATTAAACGCTATGGTGATTTAGTAAGTAATATGTATCTGTCTTTTAATCTACCGAACATATATTCTACGGATACGCACAGGTTCAGGTGGGTAAATAATGTAGGGCACAACTTTATTAAAACGGCTACCGTCAGGATAGACGGGATAACAATAGATGAGGTATATGGAGAATGGATGAATATCTGGAATGAATTGACAAACAAGGACGGAGTTGAATACAATAAACTTATTGGGAATATTCCCGAATACACCAATCCTAATAACAACAACACGAGGTATGTCATCAAGAATAACATATTATATAACCGTGTATATCCGTCTAAGGACAAAATAGCGGACGCCGACAATCCCTCAATAAAAGAGCGGGTATTACAGGTGCCCTTAAACTTCTGGTTCACCCGTAATCCATCTCTGGCGCTCCCGTTATACAAGATACAAAATCAGGAGATAAAGGTGGATGTCGAGGTTAATGATATTGAGATGTTATATCAGGTATGGTGCGACAAGTTGAAGATGTATGTGTCGCCCGCATTTTATAATAACATATATAAGGACAATATAAATATCAATACTTTTTTGAAGAGCGGTAGTTATATTCAGTTTTTTCTAGATGCGAACTATGTATTCCTAGATAGCGATTACAGGATGAGTTCATTACAGACGGAAGGGATTGTTAAATATGTGGTGGATTATGTGAAACGGCAGACATTTCAGGCGCTAAATATCACTAGCAGCGCTGGAGCTTACACCTTGACAAGTTCTTATAATCACATTAAAGAGATTATATGGGTATTGCGTCGCGCAGATATACCAGAAAAACTGAATATACACGACAACTATACTGCTTCGCACACATATAACGAGACTATGGGATTGCTAGAGAGCGCGCAAATTAAGTGGGCGGATACTATAATACGCGAAGACCAGAAAGCCTACTATTATAATAACATACAGCCCTACCAGTATCATACGCAGGTGCCTAGGACGGGCATATATTGCTATTCGTTCTCTTTGTTCCCTGAGAAGATAATGAGCGCAGGCTCTTTTAATAACCAGATGACGAGCACCTCGCTATACCTGAAAATCAATAACAAAGGGAACGACACAAAAGACATTACGAAGACAGCCGAATACAAATATTTATTTGAGTTAGCAAAGCGAAATTCGGTGGATTATATCCAAGAGAAGGATGTTAAATTAGATGTTATCGTATATACGAGGGTGATTAATGTATTCTCTGTAATTAACGGGACATGCAACTTTATTTGGGCTAGATAAGTAGGCTAGGTGGGTGTGTCTCTATATTTTTTATATCCATCTTTAATAAAAAGAGTTTAGGATGGATTTGCTAGTATTAATACTAATATTATTATCAGGATATATAATTAAATATTTAATAGATACCATAAATACCCTTAATACTGAAATACGAGAGATAAAGATGAAATGTATATCGGGAAATAAAGATTTGGTATTTGACAGTCCACCTAGCAACGGCGCTAGCGCTGCGACTAACGCTGCCGCAAATGCGAATGACGCATTAATTAAAAATATAGCATACTTTAAGGACTACTTTGATGACAAGTAATAATGATATAAATAATAAACGCATATATATTTAATATAAGGAAAGCATTCAGCGACGCTTATAAAATGCCTAGAAAAGCGAAAACAGCCGATGCGAATGCGAGTGATACAAAGAAGAAAAAGAATTTAATGAATACAATAATAAAGGATATCTCTGTAGTTGATAACGAGGACATCATATTACAGTTGCCTTTGTCTAATACGCAAATCGCCAAACTGAATATAGCTGACAACGCAACAAGCACCGAGTTTCCAGAGCCCTATGAGCCAAACTGTTTTTATATAAATGAGAACAACACCTACAGCACTATTCAAGATAACATTATATTTGACAATAGTAATAGTGAGTATTCTTTGAAAGTATCACACAAAGAGGAAATCTTGAATTCTAATAATAACTGCTACTGGTGTTGTCATCCTATAGACAACCGGACATTCGGGATGCCCTATAAATATAATATTAAAACAGATACCTATGTGTTATTTGGGAACTTCTGCTCGCTAGAATGTGCTAACGCGTATAACTTCTCCTCTCACAGCGGTAGCGACAAAGTCTGGGAAATCAACAGTTTGATACAGATGCTTAGCAAACATTATGGGTTCTCGCATCCTATCCGCCCTGCGCCATCGCGATTTCTTCTAAAAATATTTAATGGTCCTATGACTATTGAAGAGTTTCGCAAAGGTCATTACACGAATGACAAGACATATATTCTAAACCTACCGCCTATGATTTCTACCAATTTTACATACGAAGTTGTCAATACCTCGTATTTAAAGAATATTACTGACAACATGCACATTAAACTAGATAACCAGAGCCAGCATCAAACCACCAAGAAAAAAGGCGCTAGCGCTGCGAGCACAATTGACAATAAACTCAGTTTAATAGTCTCTAATAACTAAAAATTGATATAAGAATAACAATCCTTATATATATGCGCTAAAACGATAAGATGACTACGACTGCCTCCGCTGCTGCTGCCGTTTCAGGTATTTACTTTTCTCCTTATAGGATTTCTACTATAACATGCAACGCAAATGTAGGTAATAATCTTAATGTTAATCTGGGTATATTATTTGACAATATTGAAGTGATAGAGAATGTTGCTGAAAGCGGCGACAAAGGCGTCGTGTGGGCTCAGTTTATGAAAAACGGGACTGATGCTTCTAAAGGCGTATATCCTAAGAAGCGCAGGAAGAGCAAGAAGAATACTATGAAAAAGAACAGGTTTGACAATCAGGTTACGGTTATTTACAAGTTTAGCGATAAATATATCCCTAATGTGAAAATATTCAAGAACGGCAATATACAATTAACGGGTATCAAGGATATCAAGGATACCGAAGAAATAGTCAATCATATTATTAATGAAATTACTTCAATATATAACAATATTGACAAGGCTATTATTGTTAATCCTGAGCCTGACTATGTTCTGGATTTGAAATACCAGAACTTTAAAATAAGGATGATTAACACAGACTTCAAGGTTTATCACGACCCAGAACTGAAAAATGGATTTGAAATCCGCCGCAAAGAAATCCATAAGTTGTTTATTAACGATGACCACAACAATAAGTGTAGTTTTCAGCCCGGAATATATCAAGGCGTTAAACTAGAATACTTCTGGAATATTCACAATAAAAACAAGAATGGTATCTGTTCGTGCCCGAAGTATTGCTATGGCAAAGGCACAGGGCAAAATCTAGGCGAATGTAAGAAGGTTACTGGAGCATTATTTGAAAGCGGTAGCGTATTGATTACAGGCGGTATAACATTCGCGCAGGTTGATGAAACCTATAAATATATATGCGATTTTCTAGAAAAACACAAAGACATCATTAGAAAGCCGCCTCCTAATACCAATATGACTACAACGACTACGATGACTACGATGACAGCCTAGATAGTATTTGTATGACATTCTATATTATATACATTAGGGACATTAGCGGCATTATCAATTATATTATATTTTTTATAATCTCCGCTATTTACGGTATTATTACCAGGTCTATTATAAGAGGGTATATGATGACTTGCGTAAAAATGCGAACAGTATGCTACGGCATCTGGCTCAACTCTAGGTATCACATAGTTATTTCCCCAAGGTTTCTTATCAAATAAAACATCACCTGTGTATAATCCTGCGTTCTTTAAGGGTTCCGGTGCTTTAACATTAGGGCTATAATCTAACTCAGTATACATTAATTCACCTCCCATTTTTGTATTTGTATTATTCTATTACAATAGAGGGAATAAAAAAATAAATAATATAAAGATTAAATAACATAAAGAACTATATAAATGAGTTCTAATAAGAAGAGAGGAGCTAGTAATGTTGGAGGATACGACAGTAGTATAAAAAAGGTTAATACCGGCGGCAGTCAGTCTAGCGAGCAGCCAGACTTTCTTAGCGACGGCTTAGATAACAAGGCAATTTGTGATATCGTTCAAGATATTATGGTTATTATCCACGACAATAAAGGGGCAGTCCCGCATACAGTTTTAGTTAATAACATAAGCGGTAATGACAAGTTTAAATTTTTTATAGAAAGATATCCTATGCTTTTTGATATGGTAACAAAGGAGACAGGGTTTGAATATTCAAGCCTAGAGTATTTCTTGTCTATGCGAGACGAGATTATCAAGCAGCGAATTACCAGCGAAGAGGCATCCAAGCAGGTAGGACAAGTATGGTTTGACAAATACTATAAGAAATAGAGATATGATAATCATCATATTATTCATTATTTTTTCTATTATAAATATAAAAATTGATATAAGAAAGTATTGTATATCTATTAATACAATTACACTATGACTTCCGCTTGTTCTCCTGTTAAATTTCCTACCAACCTCTATGAACTTATAGAAGAAACATTTAAACTCTATGAAGAACGCTACGCCGGCGCAGCTAGTGTCGTTCCTGTTATGGGTGATATGAGCGAAGCGTCGCTAGAGTGCGTAGCGAGAGTAGCCGTAGCGGATAACAACAGTTATGCTAACAACAGTTATGCTAACAACAGTTATGCTAACTGCCTGATTTCTCTGTTAAAGAAGTATCACCTCTGGCCTATGATGAAAGTCAAGAAGTTCAAGGGACGCAGCGATATTGTCCTGCTACACAATACCTATATTAGGAATAATGTAGATAACTTTAAGGAGTTATACGAACAGTGCAGAAGTATCGTCCTAGACTTCAGTCTCAATTGTAATAATAATATTGTAGTTACTTACGCTAACTCTATCCCAGAGCGTATCAATTACAATACTTACATATCTACGCTCGTCAGCAGCGACGCTAAAGCGAGCAGCGACGCTAAAGCGAGCGACGCCGACAAAGTATATGAGGCGTATGACGGCACAATTATCACCGTCTATCATTATAAGGATGAGTGGTATTTCGGGACTTCCAGTTGCCCCGATGCGAACAGTTCTAAGTTCTCGCATCCTACAAAAACGCACGGCAATATGTTTGACGAAATTCTCTATAAATACTTTAGGCATCATTTGACTGCTGAAGATACTGCTCTAACAGCCGAAGAATTATCCGCAAAACTACGAGGCTTATTCGTCCAACATCTAGACCCTGCTATGGCTTATGAGTTTATTATCGTTCATCACGAAAACCGACATATTGTAGATTATACTGGATTGCTAGGAGAGAACTATATGGAGATGTTTCACATCAATACGAAGCATCGCTGTTCGCTCGCCGAAAATGACATTATGTCCTCTATTATCCCGTCGCTGCTAGAGGTCGGTGTTAAATATCCATTGCCGTTCAATAATATTCAGGAGGCATACGCGCATATCAATACGATGCCGTATAGTTATGGTTTAATTGTTAAGAAGATGGTAGCGAGCGGCGGCAGCGGCAGCAGCGGCGGCAAAGTGAAATTATACAAGATTTCTACGGACGCTATCAATTATCGCGAAGAGACTGACCCGTGTCATCCAAATATTTGGATGAATATCCTGTCGGTATATATGAAAAACAAGACCGAATATACCATCAAAGATTATATCGCCAATTACCATCCCTATATTAATTTGCCGGTGGATAATAACGGACAGAAGATAGACCCGACATATCTCGTCCATACTATCATCTCAACTATCAAGGACAGTCTGTATTCCTATTATAAGGCGACTACCGTCTATTACCCCAATTATAACCGCTACAAGATGAATAAAGAGATGGATAAGCAGTTCCCGCCGATTATCCAGTATCATTTGG